ATTACTCCTGCTCCTGGGTTTGAAGTAATCGCTTCGGCAAACACCAAAGGTCGTGGTTCTGAAGATGGTCGATACATCTCGGCAAACATTGTTGACGATGCATTCCTTGAGCGTTTCACCATTACTCACGAACAGCCTTACCCAACCGAAGCAACTGAGCGTAAGATTGTTCTTAAGCACATGGAAAAGTACAACTGCATGGACGAAGAATTTGCACAGATTCTGTCAAGCTGGTCAGACGGCATTCGCAAAACGTTCCACGATGGCGGCATCGATGATTTGGTTTCAACTCGTCGTTTGTGCCACATCGTACAGACATACTCAATCTTTAAAGACCGTAAGCGTTCAATTGAACTTTGCGTTAACCGCTTTGAAGAAGACGTCCGTGATGCATTCATCGATCTTTACGAAAAGATGGATGCATCTATAAATGCAGTACAAGAAAGCAGTCCTACGGTTAATCGTGAAGAAGAAATTGATAATATTTTAAATAACATCTAAAGGTATATTATGACTATTGATTATAAGTTCCGCGAAGACGAGCTCATCGCGGAGTTCAAAAATTATGTCGATTCAACTTATGCTGGTCACTACGGCTCAAACGAACAAAAATTGCAGTCCGCTGAAGTTATTGTTGCTCGTGGTAATGGCATGGGATTCTTTTCTGGAAACGTTGATAAGTATAACGACCGTTATGGAAAGAAAGGTACTCCAGCAGATCACCGTAAAGACATTATAAAAATCATTCATTACGGATTCTTTATGCTATACGAACATGATCGAATGCATGCAAATAAAACTTACACATTGGATTTACTTTCCAAAAAAGATGTGATATAATTACTAACTCATTTATGATAAAGGCGAATGTACTATGAAACTATCAACTGAAACTCTAAGCGTGCTGAAAAACTTTTCGGCAATTAATTCAAATATTGTAATTAATTCTGGGAATCGAATTAAAACGATGGCTGAGGCGAAGAATGTTATGGCATCCGCAACAGTTTCTGAAAAATTTCCAGATTCTTTTGGGGTATATGACTTAGGCGAATTCTTATCGGTTTACGGAATGTTTGATGATCCTGATCTTACATTTGATAACGATATGAAATATGTAGTTATTAGCGAAGGACGGCGATCAGTTAAGTATTTCTTTTCTGATACCAGTATTTTAACTACACCTGGGAAAGATATTAAAATGCCGCCTGTTGATGTTAGCTTAACATTAACTGCTGACGATATTAATTCTATTCGTCGTGCGGCATCTGCGCTTGGAGTAAGTGATGTCGTTATAACTAATGAAGGTGGTAATCTTTCGGTCGTTGTAACTGACGTCAAAAATTCTACTTCCAATACATTTGAAATTGGAGTAGAAGGCGAATCTGAGATCGATGAGCAGTTTGCATTTGTGTTTAATGTATCAAATTTCAAAATGATTCAAGGAAATTACGATGTAGAAATTTCTAAAAAATTAATATCAAAATTTAGTAACACCAATGGCGATGTTGATTACTTCATCGCATTAGAAAAAACCTCAACTATTGGAGAATAAGTATGACTGAAGAAGCAACAATTGTTACAGAAGGCGAAGCAGAAGTGGAAATTCCACAAGATGAACCTGCAACAATCACCGTCAACGATCTTGCCGATTGTGTTAAGATTATTGACATTTGTGCAAAACGCGGTGCATTTGAAGGAAGTGAATTAGAATTAATTGGTCAAGTACGTTCGCGTTTGGTCAATTTCGTTAACAGCACAGTGCCACCTGAAGAAGCAACTGACGAAGAAGCAACTGAGACGGAAGGCGAATAGCCTTCCGTTCTATGGAAATTATAATATGATAGATGATGTATTTGTTACAAATATTCGTAAAGAATTTGGAGTGATTTTTGAAATGTTGACTAATCCTAAAGATAAAGAACGTTTAATTAATGCAGTAAAAGAAATGTCAAATTCCATGACTCGTATGGATGCCGAGCGCGATCATCAAAAGAATATCGTTGATAAAGTATACGACGAAACTGGAATTGACAAGAAGTACATTAAAAAACTTTCTGCCATTTACCACCGACAAACATTTGCTCAAGTACAAACCGAACGTGAAGAGCTTGAAGGACTATATGAAGAATTGTTTGGATAATAGTTTACAAATATCTTGATGTGTGATATAATTGATTTTTCATTATGGAGTAAACTATGTCTGAATTTCTTTGGGTAGAAAAACATCGCCCTCGCAAAATCGAAGAATGCATTCTTTCTAAGTCTTTAAAGACCACCTTTGAATCAATCGTCAAAGGTGGTGAATTACCTAATATGATGTTTTATGGTACAGCAGGTGTTGGTAAGACAACTGTGGCTCGAGCATTATGTAATGAATTGGATTTAGACTATATTGTCATTAACGGATCTGAAGAAGGCAATATTGATACTCTTCGAGGCAAAATTAAACAGTTTGCTTCGGCAGTGTCTTTGACTGGTGGATACAAGGTAGTAATTCTCGATGAGGCCGATTATCTTAATCCTCAATCTACGCAACCTGCTCTCCGCGGGTTCATTGAAGAGTTCTCTAATAATTGCCGTTTCATTTTAACATGTAACTTTAAGCAACGTATTATTGAACCTTTGCATTCTCGTTGTTCTGTTTATGATTTTTCGATTCCTTCTAAAGAAAAACCAGTCATTGCGGCTGGTTTCTTCAAACGTTTGGTAAAGATCTTATCTGACGAAAACGTTGATTATGATCAGAAAGCATTGGTAAGTGTAGTTGAAAAACATTTTCCGGATTGGCGTCGTGTGCTTAACGAATGCCAACGGTACAGCATCTCTGGTAAAATTGATGCCGGGGTTCTTATAAATATAGATAACGACAACATAAAAACTCTTATGACATCTCTTAAAGAAAAGAATTTTAAGACGATGCGTAAATGGGTAGTCGATAATATAGACGTAGAACCTCAATCCATATTTCGAATGATATATGACAATATGACTGATTATGCGCAGCCACAATGTATTCCACAAATTGTTTTAATCATTGCTGATTATCAATATAAGAATGCATTCGTGTGTGATCACGAAATTAACATGGTCGCATGTTTAACTGAACTGATGGCGAATGTAGATTTTAAATGAAAATAATTCCAAAAATTAATGCATACTTGTATAAATAGTATTGATATTAATATAAAGAGAAATTTGTCGTATGGCTATTCAAGAAGGTGCAATTTGGTGGAATAATGGTGAGATCAATAAAAGATCTGTTGATTGCCCAGGAGAAGGATTCGTTAAAGGCCGTAAAAGTTTTAAACGAAAACCACATTCAGATGAACATCGTAAAAAATTATCAAAAGCATTAAAAGGTAAAGCTGCTTGGAATAAAGGTTTGGTTGATTCAGTTTCTGAAGAGACCAGAAACAAGATGTCAGATTCAGCAAAGGCCCGCTCTAAAAGAGGTATCATGCCGGATAACACTGGTAATACTGCTTGGAATAAAGGCCTAACAAAAGAAACTGATGAAAGAGTTAAAAAATACGCCAATACGCAGTACGGTCAACTGCGTATTGGAAATTACATTACAGGCAAAGATCACCCAAATTGGAATGATAGTAAAAGCGAGTACCAAGAATATTCTTATAAGGTAATGAGATTATCAGAACATAATTATAAGAATAATAAAAGCATCATAAACCCTGAAGGTTTGCCTAGGGGTAAATGTGGTGTAGATGGTGTATATCAGTTAGATCATATTATACCTATACATTATGGATTTATAAATAATATACCGGTGGAAATCATCGCTGATACATCCAATCTACAAATGCTATCTTGGGAAAGCAATCGCATTAAAAGTAATAACGTGGTCGCATGTTTAACTGAATTGATGGCAAATGTGGATTGGAAATAATAACCTAAGATAGGTATATTCCATGATACATTACATAGCATTCGTAACATCATTAGTCATTGCTGCTGTTGCGGCATACTTCTCAATCGCAGGATTGGTCGCTATGTTTTCTGGTGCGGTGGTATCCATTATTGTAATGGCCACCGTTCTGGAAATCGGAAAACTTGTAACCGCAACATGGTTGCATATACAATGGAAAGTAACAAAGTTAGCATATAAGATATATCTGTCAAGTGCAGTTATAGTTTTAATGTTAATCACAAGTATGGGCATCTTTGGTTATTTGTCAAAGGCTCACTTGGACCAAATGTTGGTTACGGGAAATAACGAAGTTGAAATTGCTAGGATAGATACAAAGCTTAAAAGCGAGTATACTAGATTAGCATCTTTAGACCGACAACTCAAAGCATTAGACGATGCACTGGATCGTTATATTGAATTGGGGTATGTAACCAAAGGGTTTGAGATGAGAGAGTCTCAGGCCGATGATAGAAAAGGTATAAGCGAACTTCGTGAAACAATTAATGGAAACATTCTTGAGCTTCAAGAAGAACGTGTCGGTTATGAAAAATCTCAGTTAGGATTTGAGGCCGAGCTTGGACCGATTAAATATGTGGCTGCATTGCTTTATGGCGAAGGTGCTGAAAAGAAATATGATGAAGCTATTCGTATTATTATTTTGATGCTGGTGTTTGTGTTTGATCCTTTAGCTGTAATGCTATTAATTGTATCAACAGGTGGAATTGTTCAAAGGAAAGAAATCGCTAAACAAGCTCCACCTATCGTACAATCGGATCAGATATATAACTTAGATTAATTGAAAAGGACTATATTATGGATTTAATATATGATTATGAAACATTAGGGCAAAACACGCAGACGCTTCCAATAGTCTCAATTGCCCTTTTAAAGTTTGACACCAAAAGATTTGAATCAAACCAGTATTCATATTCTGAATTACTAAGTATGACTGAATACTACAAGTTTGATGTTTCTGAACAAATACAGAAGCTAGGTCGTAAAATCGAAAAGGGAACATTGGCATGGTGGGAAGAACAACCTAAGGATGTTCGTGATTCTCAACTTAAACCGTCTGATGATGATATTTCTATTTACATGTTGCCCGAAATATTTTATAATATTTGCAGTGATCAAAAAATGAAAGTGTATACTCGCGGAAATACTTTTGATCCAATGATTACGGAAAATCTGTTTCTTCAGCTAGGAAAGAAACAGCCGTATCCTTGGTGGTCTATCCGCGATGTACGATCGCTTTTTGAAGGAATGTCTTGGGGATCAGGTCTTAAGAATAGTTTTGAAATTCCTGAACTTAAAGAACATTTTAAAAAGCATAACCCCGTGCATGATATTGCTATGGATGTTTATCGTTTTCAAACCCTTGTGAGAGCTATTTCGTAATGACCCCATTTGATTATTTAAATGCTATTAGTACAACCAAGAAAAATTTAATCGTTGACGAAGAAACAGAAAAGGCCTATAATTCATTTATGGTTAATAGGTCCTTATCTTATTTCCAAGACACCGTTATTTTTGCAAATGAAATGAATCGTTATCATCACCTTGATAATAAATGTAAGTTTGATTTTTTAATAAATACAATTAGGAAAAGGAAGCGCTTTTCAAAATGGTTTAAAGCTGATAATTCCGATACGATTGAAGTGATTAAAGAATACTATGGCTATAGCAATGAAAAAGCCCGCCAAGTACAATCACTTTTAAATGAAACTCAAATTGAAACAATTAAACAAAAGGTGTATAAAGGTGGAAGAAAATAATAATATTACTATAGAATGGACTCCAGCCATGATGCTGGAAATTACCTTGAATGAGCCAGACGATTTTTTAAAGGTGAAAGAAACCCTTACTCGCATCGGTGTTGCTTCTCGTAAAGATAATCGTTTATATCAGTCTTGCCATATTCTTCATAAGCAAGGACGTTATTTCATTGTTCATTTTAAAGAACTATTTTTACTCGATGGAAAGCCAAGCAACTTAGTTGAAAACGATATTCAACGTCGTAACACAATTGCAACTCTTCTTTCTGATTGGGGATTAATTACTATTTCCAATCCAGAACAAGCAAAAGATGTTGCGCAACTTCGTCAAATTAAAATTATTCCTTTTAAGGAAAAAAGTAATTGGGAGCTTTGTCCTAAGTACAATATCGGCAATAAATGATGGAGGTTGAAGAACATATTGATCGAATGTTTCAGATGTTCGGTCAGTTACCAAATCCGGTGCAAGAGCCAAAACGTTTTGCATATTATGTTAAATTATACAAATATTATGTAAGTAAAAATGAGGAAATGAAATGAAGCCAACATATAATAACCTATTTGTTCAACAGCTGAAAAAAGAATCAACCACATCAGGTGGTATTATTCTTACGACTGATGTTGAAACCGGAAATAAACCTGCGGTCATCGTTGCTGTAGGACCTGAAGCTGAAGGTGTACAACCTGGGATGCGATGCTACATTAAGTGGAGCGAAGCAATCCCTGTTACGCATGATGGTGTTCAGGGTGCATTTATTTCTGAAAAAAATGTTCTAGCATACTTTTAATAAGTATAAATAGAATTGCGATGCGGATGGTCCGGTCGCATATACAACACAACCTTGCTTAATTTTAGGAGGTACCGTTATGGTAACTAAAGCATTTACTTTTCCACGTTCACATTTTATTGGTTTTGATCACGTTTGGAACGAGATTGAAAGACTGTCAGACATGGCAGACAATAAATTGTATCCGCCTCACAATGTAGTCAAACACGATGAAACATCGTTTTCAGTTGAGCTTGCTCTTGCTGGTTATAAAAAAGAAGAGCTGACAATTGAAGTTAAAGATGGAATTCTCATCGTAAAAGGCGAAAATGAAGGCCAAGATAGAGAATACCTTCACAAAGGAATCTCTACGAAAAAGTTCACTCGCACCTTTCGGTTATCAGAGCATGTCGTTGTTGATGGAGCAGATTTCACGGATGGACTATTAGTCATTGACCTGAAAGTAGTTCTCCCAGAAGAAAAGCGTCCACGTTTTATCCCAATTGGGGCAACAACCGATAAGCAACTTTTAACTGAAGGAGAATGATGGACAACACCATAAAGGAAAAACTTTTTAATACGTTTCAGGCAATAATGATGATTGGGCTAGTTGTAGCAGTGTTATTATCGCCAGTGCGTACTCAAACGGTTCTTGCTGTAGAAGAACCAGTAACCTATGTTGAGATCAGCGAAGATCAAATGGTCTTTGGTCAAGACGAGGTTCAAAAAGATCTGCATGACCGACTAGGTCTGTAAAATATGTCCCGTGCCTCTGCCGTTGGTACGCGCGGGATCTCTTAATAAAATATGGAGTATTTGATATGTTATTACCAGATGTAACCTTTTACATGAGAGAAAGGTGTGATTCAATTGAAAGTGAGAATCCGTTTAAATGGGTTTATAAAACAACAAAAGATTTGTTTAGCAATAAACGAGTTATCATTTTTGGACTTCCTGGAGCATTTACTCCAACATGTTCAAATTCCCAACTTCCCAATTATGAAAAAATGTATAATCAATTTATTGAAAAAGGCATTGACGAGATTTGGTGCACTTCAGTAAATGATGCTTTTGTTATGTACCAGTGGGGATTATCTCAGGGTTTAAAAAACGTAAAGTTATTGCCTGACGGAAATGGCGACTTTGCTGCAGGCCTCGGTATGCTAGTGAAAAAGAAAAATCTCGGATTTGGAGATCGTTCTTGGAGGTATGCAATGGAGGTAAATAATTTGGAAATTATTAATAAATGGGTAGAAGATGATTTAATGAATAACTGCCCAACCGATCCATACCAATGTTCAGCGCCTGAATACTTAATTGATCAACTATAGGAAAAAAATTATGTCTAACACAAAAGTCGTACGTCTTAACACCGGTGAAGAAGTGATCGCTAACATTGAAGAATCTTCTCATGGAAATATTTTGTTATCGAAGCCATTGCTTCTTATCCCGATGCAAGAGGGAAGACTAACCTTTGCGACATGGCTGCCGTATAATGAAGATGATTTTGTTGTTGTGAGCGAAAGCGCAATCGTATTTATGATTAACCCAGTTAACGAAATGCTTAGCCAATATCAAAATGCTACAGGCCAGATCATTACTCCAGATAAAAAAATCATAATGTAGTTTACAATTCTATTCAACTGTGATACAATATACTTCTATTGATTATTATTAGGATGGCGAATGGAATTTTACACAAATGTGGCACGGTACGGTAATTCTTTACTGTATCGTGGCTACAAAAACAATCATCGTGTTCAAACACGAATAAAATTTAAACCTACTTTATTTGTACCTGATGCAAAGTCAGATGTTTTTGCTCTTGACGGTATGGCCGTTTCTCCAGTGAAGTTTGATGACATGCGTGAAGCAAAAGACTTCATTCAAATGTACAAGGATGTACCGAACTTTAAAATCTATGGCAATACTAACTATGTGACTCAGTTTATTCAGGAAACTTACCCAGGAGAAATCAAGTTTGATCCTGATGTTGTAAACGTTGGATATTACGACATCGAGGTAATGAAAACAGACGACGGCTATTCAGATCCGGCAGATGCCAACAATCCAATCAATGCAATATGTTATCGAAATAACCAAGACGATAAGTACTACTTATGGTATCTTAAAGAATGGTCAAAAGAAAATTCAGAACTTGACTTAACTGGATTTGATGTAGAATATTTCTATTGTGAAACGGAAGCCAACTTACTACAATCATTTGTTGGTTGGTGGTCTTCATCAATGAATACGCCTGATGTTATAACTGGTTGGAACTGTCGATTTTTCGATACTCCTTATACAATTAATCGGATCGTTAAAGTTCTTGGCGAAGATGCCGCTATGAAGTTATCTCCTTGGGGTAAAGTAAATCAAAGAGCAGTTAAAGTTAACGGTCGTGAACAACAGTTTTACGAAATCGTTGGCATCGTTGAATTGGACTATCTTGAACTTTACAAAAAGTTTACATATTCACCACAAGAATCATACAAGCTTGACCACATTGCGCATGTTGAGCTCGGTGAAAAGAAATTATCTTACGATGAATATAAAGATCTTCAGAATCTGTATGAAGAAAATCCTCAAAAGTTTGGTGACTATAACATTAAGGACGTTGGCATTGTATATCGTTTGGACGATAAGCTTGGCCTGATTAACTTAGCTATGACACTTGCTTACCGCGGTGGTGTCAATTATGGTGACACATTAGGTACGACCGCAATATGGGATTCAATCATTTATCGTGACCTGTGCGACAAAGGTATTGTTGTACAACCAAACCAAGATAAAATGAAAACGGATTTTGCTGGCGGTTATGTTAAAACACCGCAAGTTGGTATGCATGACTGGGTTGTGTCCTTTGATTTAAACTCTCTCTATCCGCATATCATTATGCAATGTAATATGTCGCCTGAAACGATTTGTGATGATATAGTTCAACTTGTTGATGTTGATCGCTGCTTAGACAAAAAGAATACTCCTAATCCTTGGCCAAACGAAAGAGCAATGGCAGCCAATGGAACTACCTATAAAAAAGATAAGCAAGGTATTATTCCTGCTATCATTGAACAGATTTATGCCGATCGTAAATCAACTAAAAAGCTAATGCTTGCGGCTCAGCAGGAATTGGTTAATGCCGATAAGTCCGATAAAAGATTAATCTACCAGCTTGAAAAGAAAGTAGCTACTTTGGATAATCAACAGATGGCCGCTAAAATTCTTATGAATAGTTTGTACGGTGCAATGGGTAATCGCTATTTCCGCCACTTTGATTTACGAATGGCCGAAGGCATTACTCTGACAGGTCAGTTGGCAATTCGTTGGGCTGAAAAAGCATTTAATAATTTTATGAATAAGATTGTCGGTACAAAGAATGAAGATTATGTAATTGCAATTGATACTGATTCAAACTATGTTTCATTTGGTCCACTTGTGAAAAAGCTCGGATTGGATACTCGTCCAACAAAAGAAATTGTTAACATAATTGACAAGATGGTTAAAGATCAGTTTGAACCAATGATAGCAAAGTCATATGAAGAATTGGCTAAACATATGAACTCCTATCAAAATAAAATGGTAATGGAACGTGAGGTCATTGCAGATAAAGGTGTATGGACTGCTAAGAAACGATACATTTTAAATGTACATAACTCCGAAGGTGTAGAGTATAAAGAACCAAAGCTAAAGATTATGGGTATTGAAGCAATTAAGTCTAGTACACCGGCAGTATGTCGTGATGCTATGAAGAATATGTTTAAAGTTATTATGTCAGGTTCGCAAAGCAATACTCAGAAAGCGATTGCACAATTTAAAAGCCATTTTAGTTCATTGCCGCCTGAAGAAGTTTCCTTTCCACGTGGAGTATCGGATGTAATTAAATGGAAAGACTCAAAGATGGTCTATAAGAAAGGCTGTCCTATTCATGTTCGCGGTGCATTACTTTATAACAATGTGCTAACTGACAAAGGACTTAAGGCATATGAAAAGATTCAGAACGGCGACAAAGTAAAGTTCTGCTATCTTCGCAAGCCAAATCCGATTAAAGAAAATGTTATTTCATTTCCGGATTACTTACCTTCTGAATTCCAATTACATAAGTATGTGGATTATGATATGATGTTTAACAAAACCTTTCTTGATGCTATCACTCCGATTCTTGATGCTATCGGTTGGACGTCTGAAGAACAAGTATCTTTGGAAGATTTCTTTGGTTAAACCATTTACATTGTTAAATAAATGGTGTATAATGGTATCATGAATAAAGAAACAGCGATTAAAAAACAAGGAGAATTCGGCGAACGTTTGGTTCAAAAAATGTTTAAAGAAAAGTATTCTTTAAATGTAATAAAAAACCCAGATGAATTTGGCCGATGGGATATGTTTGTTTATAACGATGATCATTCGTTTGCTCGAACAGTTCAAGTTAAAACTGTTGCAAGATATTGCGCAAAAAATTATTTTGCACTTCATGGCGGAGTAACTGGTCGTGCAATACAAACAATGATTACCGCCGATTCATTAATACTTGTTTGTCGAAATCCTTGGGGATTTACAGATTATGAGTACGGTGGTAAAATATTAGAAGTGGTCGACCACGAAGGATACAAAGTAAATATAAAAGGTGAATATGTAATACCATCAACACCAAATTGTTTAACTGTTTTAGACGAACTTGATCCAAACGTCTTAAAAGAATTGGACGCATTTGATACAAGAAAACGGAGATAATTATGAGTAAAGACTGGGCCCGTGACATTGACGATATGCATGCGCGATTTAATGTACATGAATGGGTAGAAAATAATCCTGAACTTCTTCAAAAGTTTTTGAAATTCCGTATGGCATTTCTCGATGAAGAACTAAATGAAACAAAACTTGCGGTTGAAAACAATGATCCTGAAGAAATCGTAGACGGTTTAATTGATCTTTGCGTTGTTGCAATTGGCACTCTTAATGCATTTGGTGTCGATGCACATAAGGCATGGGATGAAGTCCATCGTGCTAATATGAACAAACAAAAAGGCGTTAAAGAAAGTCGGCCTAATCCGCTCGGCCTACCTGATATGATCAAAATGCCAGATTGGATTCCACCTGACCATTCAGACAACCATGGAATATTCGGTAAAATGTTTGAAAAATAATTAAAATTTTATAAACCTCTTGGTTGGAGATTGTGATGGTATTGCTAGCAATTTGGGGCTATATCGACATCTTAAAGTTTATGATCAAACCCGAAGGATGGGTAGGTCCATCACACGAGGGTAACCACGGACTTCTATAATGTATAGCTTAACTATCTTTAAAAGCATTTACGATAATAAGACCAACAAACGTATGGACTTTTCCTCGTGGAATAAATTTGAAGATTTTCTTTATAAGCTATCAGAGCAGCCGCTTAAAAATAAAAAATCGGCTGTTCTCATCTCTCCAGCAACCTACGAGCCTGATACAACACGTAAGAATAAGAATGTGATTGAATGGGCTCGCTGGGCGGCTGTTGATGTTGACGACCATGAATTCAAAGGTGACCTAGAAAAAGAACTTCGATCTAGGTTCGGTAATTGGTATTTTGTTTGTTATAGTACCGCAAGCAGTACCGAAGATCGTCCTAAATTTCGTTTAGTATTTCCTCTTAAAGATGCAGTGCCAAATGAAAATATCAAAAAGTTTTGGTATGCATTACAAACTGAACTTGGCGAAATTGGCGATAAGCAAACTAAAGACTTATCACGCATGTACTATATCCCAGGTTCATACGCCAATGCGCATAACTTTATTTTTACGAATGAAGGTTCTTTTATTGACCCTGATGTATTAATCCAAAAGCATCCAATGGAAGAACGTGCCAAAGGTAAAACATTCTTTGAAAGATTGCCTGAAGAAATGCAGCAAATGATTATTCAGCATCGCAAAGATCAGATGGAAAATACAACAGTATCTTGGCAATCATATCGTGATTGTCCTTTCTTATCAAAAGGTATGTTGGATTCATATATTGAAACGACTCATGTTGCTGACACCGGTCGTTATCACAAAATGTATCAGTTAATGGTACATATTGCAGGTAATGCAGTATCTTCTAAATATCCAATCACTCCTTACGAAATCGCTGACCTATGCCGACAAATTGATATTGATACAGGTAACCGATATGAAGATCGACCGCTTGATGTTGAAGCTTCAAGAGCTATTGAGTTTGTTTATAAAAACGTCTCTATATAGAATAAAACAATCTAAAAAAACTATTTACTTTTTTAGATTTATGGTGTATAATTGTTCTGTAAAATGAAAAATGCAAAGGAAATTATATTATGATTCGTTATTCAGCCAACTATGTTACTACTCTTGATGCTTCTTCTTCCGTTGACATGGAAAAGCTTGCCGCGATTCGTGCAGGCATCAAAGAATTCAATAAATTCAACAAGCTTTGTGGTAAAAAAGGTAGCCGTGTAGTTGTTCGTGGTCGCAAGCCACATGCTAAAATAAATGGCAAGTCATACGATTGGGGTGGCAACATTGTTGGTGGCATTAAGAACGCTACTCGTTTGGACGTTTACATTTATGATCGCTCATAGGAGATTATATGAAATACGATGAAGGTAAACCGCCTATACATTTAGTACCACCTGAGTGCATTATTGGTGCAGCTCGGGTTTTTGGCTTTGGTGCAGCCAAGTACGGCGAAAACAATTGGCGTCATGATGTAGGCAATACATCATACGGCCGTACCTATTCTTCAATTCAGCGCCACTTAAATGCTTTTTGGGCAGGCGAAGATATTGATCCAGAATCTGGTTTGAGTCATATTGATCATGCTATTACGCAACTTATGATTTTAAAAATGCAAACAATTGAAGGTCCTGAAATGGATGACCGCTTTGGAGTTAAAGAATGAATGTAAGTGATATTCGTAATCATTTTATTAATGAACTTAAGAATGAAAATTTCGTGGTTGATCGCAATGGTGGTAAGACTATTGAACTGTTAGGCGCTTCTTTTGAAGCTGATGAATCTGCCATTTTCGGTACAGTCAACCGTGAATATGTTAAAGCAGAAATTGATTGGTATCGCAAAATGTCGACAAACATTAATGACATTTACACGAATGGTCGTGAACCTCCTGCTGCATGGAAAATGACAGCTAATGATAAAGGCGAAGTAAATTCAAATTACGGATACTTAGTTTTTAGTATGGATAATTATGATCAGTTTAATAATGTAATTGAAGAACTAGATCGTAATCCTTATAGCCGTCGTGCTTCAATGATATACACACGACCATCAATATGGAATGATTATAATGAAAACGGTAAAAATGATTTCATCTGCACCAATGCCGTAACATATTATATCCGTAATCGTCAAGTGCATTGCGTTGTTCAAATGCGAAGCAACGATGTTGTTTATGGCTACAAAAATGATCGTGCATGGCAAAAATATTTGCTTAATCTCGTTGCTTATAATCTTAACATTAAAAACCCAACTGCAACTGAAACTTTTAACCAAAGCGAAATTCTAACTGCCGGCAAAATTTATTGGCAGGTCCAGAATTTACACGTATACGAAAAACATTTTGACTTGGTGAAATAATGAGTAAGTGGGATGAAAGATTTTTACGAATGGCCGAAGAGGTATCAACTTGGTCAAAGGATCCTTCTCGTAAAATAGGTGTGGTTGCGGTTGACGAAAATCATCGTGTTCTTTCGCAAGGATACAATGGTTTTCCGCGCGGCATAGATGATAATCCTGTCAGATACGAAAATCGAAATATAAAATACAAGTATATTGTTCATGGCGAAATGAATTGCATATATAATGCAACATATAATGGTGTATCGTTACATGGAGCAACACTATATGTTTATGGTCTTCCTGTATGCAACGAATGCGCAAAAGGAATTATACAAACCGGAATTAAAAAAGTAATTATGAAAAAACATGATGATGTACCAGAAAAGTGGTCTGATTCTTGGAAAGATACAAAAAGAATCTTTGATGAAGCCGGTATTACATGGGGATTTCTAAAATAGCTATTTACATTAAGGCATACATAGTGTATAATAGTAAATCAATTTGAGGTGATGTATGTCTATTAATTTAATTATTCCAGCCGCAGGTGCCGCTACGAGGCTTCGGCCTCTTTCTTCTAATACGTCTAAAGTAATGGTCCGTGTTAACGGTAAACCATGCTTAGACTATATTCTTGAACATGCTTCAAAGAATGCTGAACTGTCTGAGATCGTTATTGTTGATGGTCAATTTAATGATATCCGCGAATATTGTTCGAAGCGCCATCCTAATGTTAAGTTTGTAAATCAACCATCGCTTAACGGTCCACGTGATGCAATTGCTCTTGGTATGAATGCTCTTGACGATCCAACAAAGCCTGTTATTGTTTGGTTAGGCGATGCAATTATTCTTGAAGAAAACCTGCCTTTAGGTACTGACTTCTTATTATGTAAAGAAGTTGATAATCAGTCAGCATGGTGTATGTGGGACGGTGAAAAGTATTATAATAAGCCAAGTGGTGTAATTAACAATGCAGTTGCTCTTGTTGGCCTCTATTCCTTTAAAAATGGGAAAAATGCCCAAAATGCATTCAATTGTGTGGATCTATACGATATCTCATATGCCCTCGAAGTTTACGGCAAATACGAACGTGTTGTGACCAATTTGTGGTATGATATTGGTGATTTACCTACATATTATAAAACATGTGCAGAATTACTGAATTTGAAGAGTAGAGCCTTTAATAATATTTCGTACGATGCCGACCTTTGTACTATTACCAAGACACCTGACTATCATGATCCGATTTCAGTTGAAACATTACATAACGAACGTACATGGTATAATAACTTAACACCAGAGCAATCTTTATTTGTTCCTCGTGTCCTGCCTTCAAAGACTAATCTTACGATGTCATATGAAAGTGGTACACTGCTATCTGATTTGATGTTATATGAAGATCTTTCGGAATCGGCATGGGAATACATAATTGATAAAGTCTTTCGTATTAAGTTAAAGTATTTTAACAATCAATGCGATGAACCATCATTCATACATAACTTCTATGATTATTCAAAGCGCATTTGGCTTGATAAGACAAGAGATCGTCTTGATAATACTACATTCAAAGAGTCGTATGTTTGCAAGTTAAAAGAGATTGCCGTTAATACTTATCGTCAAACTAAACCAATCAGCGGTATGCACGGCGATTTACACTTTGGTAATATTCTTTATAATCAGCAGACCGATCAAATTAAACTGATTGATCCTCGCGGCGAATATGGCCATCACGTTGGTACTTGCGGTGATAACCTTTATGACTTCGCTAAACTTGCGCATGATCTCTATCACGGCTATGGTGCTATGGTTAACAACACGGCTCCAAATGAAGTAGTTAAAAAGATTTTTAAACGCAAGCTTAAAGAGTATGACTTACCAGTGGACATAATTATTGATGCAGGTGTACTGCTAATTGCTACATGCATTCCATTGCATTACGATGATAAGAATCGCCAAAAAAGATTTAAAGATTACGTAGAAGGATATCTTAATGAAAAGTATAGTATTTGATCTTGATGATACAATTTGCTATCCTAACCATGATGCTAAAGATACGCATACTAAATATGCATTAGCTAAACCTAATAAAAAAGTAATTGAATCTATTTACAAACTTAAAGAATTAGAGTATAATATTATTATTCACAGTGCAAGGCGTATGGTTACGCATGATGGTAATATAGAAAAAATTATAGCCGATGTTGGTAAAGTAACTGAAGATTGGCTAAAAGAACATAACGTTGTTTATGATGAACTTATTTTTGGAAAGCCGTATTCTTCTACCTATTATGTAGATGATAAGGCAATGAATCTTGAGGACTTTTATCAATGGGTAAACAAATAGCATTTGCCAAGCTCGGTAAATCAATTAAATTCGTAACAGCATATTCTCCAATTGGCGGTGATAATGAAGCACCGTCAATGTTGCGTATATTAGCAAACAATAATCCTGACATAACATTTCATATCATTGGTCGCTCTGACTTTAATCGTTTAACTGACGAGCAACGAGTTGACTTATTTCCATACGATAATGTAAAAGATGCATTTGATGGACATAAAGGTCCTGCAGATCCAGACCGTGTTATTCATTATTTTGATGATCTTGGTTTTCAACCTGATGCATTTATAATGATGATGGGACAAGTAGGCAATGTTTCAATTCCTAATCGAATTTGGGGTCAACGTGATCCGACTAAAACTGTCTCAATTATTGATATGACCAAAAATTATACCACACCTATTACCAAGTGGTTAAATGATAATACAGATATGAAAGTGATTGAAATTTGTAATGATCCTCGGTATACTTTAAAACAAAGTAAAGACTGTTTTGCTGATCCTGCAATTTCGTTATCACAGTATACGTATGAATACGAACGTGAAGCTTCACGGGATTATGAAGATCAAACTCGTGTTAAAACAAAAGTACAAGCTAAATATGCTGAAGCCGAAAAGATATTCCTATATGATCGTAAGAAGGTAGCTGCGAATGCAGAAGGACGTGATACTAATTTTATGGTTGTTTTAAATGAAGGAACTCCTTCAAGATACAATCTTTTAAAAGAATGGGTTTTAAACTCAGTCGACGATGTTGAAATTTATGGCAAGTGGGACCATGAAAATGCTTTAAGCGATAGCAGGTTTAAAGGATCAATGCCTCTTGAAGATTTACAGAAAAAATTAAAGAATGTTCGTTCGACATTTATCATCCCTATTGCAAAAGGTTGGACAACATCAAAGTATATCGAAATGATTCATGCTGGAGTTATTCCGTTTTTCCATCCAACATATGACGATCAAGATAATTTAAAAGTACCTAGTTGGCTTCGTCCTAAAGATCCTAAGCAAATGGTGCAGGCTGTGGAAATGCTTAAAGACGATAAGATATATAATAAGTTAATTAAGGAACTGCAAGATCAGTTTTGCAGACCAGAATATTATGATGGCACTAGACTTAATGAAATTGTTATGACTCACGTGATTGAAAACTATTCAGCACCTGACTTATCTAAATACGAAAAACAAACAATTGAAACATTTGATTTAACAAACTTTTTTTAGGATATTAATATGAGAGATATTACTTGGGCACCGTTGGTCCCATTGATTGGAGGCCTTCCTTTAGGAGCAGAAAGATCTATTGGTAAACCACCTGAAGCAGTTTATTCATACGATGGATTTTATGGAAATGATAGCCAGTACCATAACTATCAAGTTGAAACAAAGGGGAGAGACATTCCATACATTTCGTTAGACGAAGATAAAAATGTTAAGAATGTTAACATCCTTGTTGCAACTCCTCCGTGCGCAGGGTTGTCACAGCTAAACACTGGTAAATCAAAAGAAGCAAAAGGCGCCGATGCCGAAGTTAATAAGTGGATGTATCAGTCGGCAATTGACGGCATGCAATTATTTAAATCAGATGTAATCATTGGAGAAAATGCTCCAGCGCTTTATACTCACAAAGGTAAACCTGTTGCTGATCGTCTTTTAAAGATTGCTCGTGAAAACGGATATGCCATGACATTGTATAAAACTACAACATCATTGCATGGTATTCCACAAAATCGAGACCGTACATTTTACATTTTTTGGAAAGGTGGTAAAGCTCCAATCATGAATTGGTTTAAAGAGCCTCGTAAAAACTTTAAGGAGTACCTAAGAGAAATCCCAGAATGGGCAAGTCAGAATGACTTAGTTATTAATAATCGCGTCGGAGTTCGTGAGTCCTATTTTAACTTTGTTCAGAATAAGTTTCCCGAAAAAGATGCTCGTCAAACAATTAACGAAGCTGGTCGTAATACCGCGTTTTCTTTTATTCAGCGTAACGGTTATCTTGAAGAAGCAAGGGACTGGTTTGAAGAGACAGGTGATGAAAAAGGTGTTGCTTTAGCTGAGCATGCAATTAAAAAGTTTTCGCAAGGTCTTGGAATTTGGGACAGCTCAACACATGTCTTTGATGATTGTATGAATGCAGTTATCGGTCGTAACCTTGCTGATACTGTCCACCCAGAAGAGGATCGTTCTTTAACAATTCGTGAAGCATTGCATATGATGGGATTCCCGCATGATTTTGTTCTTCAAGGCGGTCTTGCGAAAATGAATATGATTGCTCAAAATGTTCCAGTCTGTACTGCGGCATCAATGGTTTCAGATGCAGTCAAATTTATTAATGGCGAATTGGAAATGACCAATGATGATTTTGTAAAACAGAATAATCATAACCAAACAATTGATGTTGGTCGTGTTTCGGTAAATACTTTGGAAGAATTCTTATAAACCTATTTACATAAACGTAAATGTTTGATATAATATAATCTGCACAATGACAAACTTATGAGGAAATTGTTATGAAAAAAGTAATGAAAGCAAGTGATGTTGGTTCAGCTCTTAAGCACCTACCTGGGCATATGGGACGAGCTGTATTTTCTACATTGGAAAAAGGACAGTATGCAATTAATGCCAAAAGCATTGTAATGGAAAATGCTCGAACTGGAGAAACTTTCAATGTTGGTTCTTGTTCAAATGTAAAAGCAAAAGAACTTTTTGCATCCAATATGGAATTGCCAAAACGCCGTTTGGAAAGTACCTTTGCTGGAGTTGTTGGTGAATTCTTTGCATCTCGTGGTACTTGGAAAGATAAAGGCGAATGGATCGTAAAATATACAGAGGCATAATATATGAGCTTAATGGCAAAACTTAAAAAGAATAGTCGAATTGATCAGACGGCTATTCTTTCTGAATCAAAATTCTTTTCAGATAAAGACATGGTAACAACCGATGTGCCAATGATCAACGTTGCATTATCTGGTTCCGTTGACGGTGGTCTTAGCCCAGGTCTAACCGTTCTTGCTGGACCTTCTAAACACTTTAAGACATCGTTTGCTTTACTTATGGCATCGTCATATTTGAAAAAGTATCCCGAGGCAGTAATGCTATTTTATGATTCGGAGTTTGGATCTCCGCAGGCATACTTTGAAACATTTGATATTGACACAAGCCGAGTATTGCATACACCGATTACCGATGTTGAAAAACTAAAGTTTGATTTGATTAATCAGCTTGAGGCAATTGAGCGTGGTGAAAAGGTCATCGTTGTTATTGACTCAATCGGTAACCTTGCATCCAAGAAAGAATTGGAAGATGCGATTAACGAAAAGTCAGTTGCAGATATGTCACGTGCTAAGGCTCTTAAAGGTCTATTCCGTATGACTACTCCATATCTTGCGATGAAAGATATTCCATTGTTGGCTATTAACCACACATACACCGAGATGGGCCTATTCCCTAAAGCTGTGGTTTCAGGCGGCACAGGCATTTACTATTCGGCCGATAACATTTGGATTCTTGGACGGCGTCAGAATAAAACAGGCACTGAAGTAACAGGATATGACTTTGTTATCAATGTTGAAAAATCGCGTTATGTCAAAGAAAAGTCTAAGATTCCTATCAGTGTATCGTGGGATGCAGGTATTGAAAGGTATAGTGGTTTAATGGATCTTGCACTTGCTCTAGGTTTCATTGTCAAGTCAGGCTCTTGGTATCAGGTAATTGATTTTGAAACTGGCGAAATTGAACAGAAAAAGCTAAGAGCAAATCAGATTACCAATGAGTTTTACGATAGTCTCCTAAAGAATGAAAAGTTCAAAGATGCAATTAAGCAGCAGTATACGATCGGCTATAAGTCTCAGTTATCTGAAGATTTTCTAGAAGAAATTGATTTACAAGAAGGATAAAATAATGTATAATATTATCACTGATGAACATTTTTCTTTCATTGAAGATCACGAAGGTGTTTCAGTTGTTAAAATTGAAAAAGGCGAATTCACTGGAGTTGAATATCAATATAAAAATGTTCGAATTCGTGAGGAAGGAGATGAAGGGATTTTAAGTTTTAGTTATGATGTAATAAATGATTCAGGTAAGGATGTTACAACAACCAATTTTACAAATACAATAGGAGACATCCTTACCTTTGTTATAACAGATGCAATTAGTGACGAGTCATTTCAAATAGGAAAAAAGAATGGAAACATCGATTCAAACAACGATTCTGAGGAACCTACTAAGTAATGAGCAATACACAAGAAAAGTTATTCCGTTCCTAAAGAAAGATTATTTTGAGGGTATTCACCGTACCCTCTTTGATCA